AAATTTGGACGATAAGATAAATGATTAGCTATCTTTAGGATACATTCTCCTAAATAATTAGTAATCTGAGGTTTAGGATCACCTGATTCTTCTGCTTCTCGTAAATGCTTCTTTCTTTCTACAATCGCTTCTAAAAATTCTTTATTATTTACATAATGTACTTTCGTTTTTGCACTAGTTGCCATAGAGTTCTCCTAACAGAGGACCTTTACTGTTGAACTGAGCCCACATAATCTCCAAACAAACCCATAATAACTTCTACTGCATCTTCTAAATCACTCAAACGCCATGATGCGTTATGTTTAATTAGAGGATGATCCATCAGATACTTATCATCTGAAACGACTATCAGTGGTTTTCTCAAACCAATAGCCCAACCGATTTCTATAGTAGTACCATATGAAGGTCGTTTATCATTAAGTTTTTTTGGTAAATATGCCAAAACCAAATCACACGATTCAGTATCTAACCAGTTCTTTGTTGCAATTGCACGAGGATCAGACCACATCTTGGGTGTAGCATTTTCATCTGTATATGTCATACCTTTTTCCAAAGGTTCACATCGGAGAGGGGAAATGCCTATAATACCATACGGTAACATACTCACCACATAATCTCTCCATCCAGTCGCTTCTTCCTCTGTGCATCCTGCAATAGGTCCTGCTAAATATATATACTTCTTCATAATCATCTGCCTTTTATTGTTAAGACATCTATTATTATATACTAATTCAAGTGGTTTGTCAAGATAAAAAATATCTTCATTTACTCTTGACAAAATCTAATTTATATGATATACTTAACAGCGTTATCTCCGAGAGAGATAGAATACTCTAATGTAGTTTAGTCTTATCCATAGGTGTATATGGAATAGCATTAGATCCATCACCTTCATCTATACATTCTTTAGCTTCACCTTCATTCCCCATAATCTTCATTAGTCTATCTATATTACCTTGCATCTTTTCCATTGCATCTTCTTCTGATGTAGGACTCTGCTTATCTTCATACTCAATACGTTTACGGAGATGTTTATAATACATCTTAACGTCTGGAGCTAAATTAGCCAATGAAAGAATTTTCTCTTTCATTATTACAATTGTAGCATCATGGGTATAATTCATCCACCGCTGGAGTCCAGTATGCTCTACTACACTGTGTTCATTATCAAATGTTTGCTGTTTAACAACAGACATCGGATACTCTATAACAAAAGCATCTGTATATTCTTCAGCGATTTTACAAATGACATCATCCCCATTGATCATTTTGATGATCTTAAAAGGATTGAGCATATGAGGTGAAGTTGTTTCTTCTTCGGGCATACTAATATTTATGACTTTAAGGTTATCGGTATGATCTCATAATCAAATTCTTCCTGATTATAAATTTCTATCCGAGAACCGAAATGTTTTAATGTAAAGTTCTGTCTATTATTATAACTTAAATCGTCACTAATGTCAAATAAATTGAGCTGTTTTTTATCATCTGCTATGCGGAGTCCTCTCCCTATGGATTGTAACACTCTAATTTGAGACTTATAGGGACTAGCAAAAATAATATTATGTATTCGTTTAATGTTTACACCCGTAGAGAATGTTCCATACGAAGCCACGATAACAGCATTTTCATTTTGTTCTACTAATGATCTTACTTTTTCTCTATCATCAGTAGGTGTAGCTCCGTATATCAAATAGATTTCTCTGTTTTCCTTACACCTTTCTATAATCATTTGACATAATGGAACTAATTGTTTTTCTATGTATTGAGCTAGTACAAGTGTGTTACCTTCCTGCGAAGCAACTAACTTTGAAATGAATAGATTGCGAGTTCTATTTGTAGAAATATATTCCATTTCTTGTGCATAGGTTTTATCTCGCATCAACATTATATGCTGTTTAGGATGTTTAAGAACTAAACAAGTGATATGAAGATTAGATAATTCTTTTCTCTTGATGAGTTCAGCAGTTGTAGTTACCTGGTTACACTTGGCAAACAAACCTTCTAATACTAATTGATGAATTTCTGTACCATCTAATGTACCAGTAGTCCCTACTCGATATTTACAATCATGGAGCTTGGTCATTATACCAGTTAAAGATTTGGCCTTTGCAAGATGACACTCATCTACAAACACAGCTCCAAACTGACTAAAGTATCTTTTGTCTAGTTTATAGATAGATTGCCATGTAGAAATTACAACTTCTTTCGGAGTCTCTTTATTTGAACCTGCATAAATTCTATGGCAGTGTTCATCCGGAAACCATCCATAATCTGCAAAATCAGAATACATTTGTTCTACTAGTCCAGTAGTAGGAACAACTATCAAAGTTTTTTTGTGATCTAACTTCTCAACGAAATATCGTGTTAGAGCATATATGATAAATGATTTGCCAGAACCAGTAGGAGAAAGAATAAGTCCCCTATCAGACTCAAGTATATTGTGTATCGCATCTATCTGATAATCTCTAGCTTTGAAATCTTTTTTCTCTAATGTTCTAACAAACTTAACTGTCAGGTCTCTGTCTAATTGTCGAGGTGGAGCTATTCCTTCTCCGTATTCGATTTTGTGTCCGTTTTCTGCAAGAAATCTGCGGACATACGGTAGTAGTCCCAGGTATATTTTACCAGTAGCAGAGCTGAATAAACGTATACGACCATCCCACATACGGTTTCGTACCGACGGCATAAATCGTGAATTCGGTACCTCAAAAGTAAAGAATTCTGAGAGTTCTTTTGCAATAGCTGGCTCACATTTAACACGGAGATAAACCTCATTAAACTTTTCAAGTGAAACTGGCATGATTATTCACCATGTAAAAATTTCTTCCACTCTATCGCATTACGAATGTTCCAGTTTCGATTATTAATTTCCCTCAATACTCTTTCTAGATAATTCACAACCTGTTTTAAATATTCAACTTTTTGATCTAACTGTTGCAATTCTGCATCAGCTTCTAGATAAATATTAATATCAGATTTGAGTATTTTCAGATCGAACGGTTGAGATTGATAAACTTCAGGATCAGATTTACCAGTATAGTATTCCCACTTAAATTTATATAAACTTTTATACTCATCACTTGCCTTTTTATATTGCAAAGAATATTTAGTATAATGCTTAAGGTATTTGTTGTGCAACTGTGGGGTTCTAATACTTTCTAAATCTAATTCAGTATCATCAATTTTCAAATCACGATCTACTTCATTCTGTAATTCATTTAAATCCATAATATATTCCATAACATAAAGGTGAGAAAGTAGTCAGAGGATAATCACCCCTTATCTTCTACCTATATATGCTTCCGTCAATAACCACATTGTTGGAAGATTAATTACTATACTGATTATCGTAACTACCTTCTCAAAATTATTTATAATACTAGATAGTGCTAATTGTAAAATATGAGAAAGCAAATGTGGCAGTACATTCTGCATAAGTAACGTCTGATTCCTGATGTGAATACTCAATGTTAGTGAGAGAAATTGGAAAGGCTTCTACCATTTGTATTTTTACTACAGGATTATTTTTACTACTCATTATAAACAAATCTAGATTCGAGTACAAATCCCTATCACTTGACTTGACGTTTCCTAATATAAGATCCATTATTTCAGTCTGTGGTCGTTATGGTATACCATCAGGTCTTTCTTTGCCTCTAAACTGACTACGCATTTCTGGTGCTGCACAGTTTATTAACCAATCATGCATCTCTGTATAATTTTTTAGTTGTTCGTCTACTAAAAATGTTACATAGAAATCATCATAGGTTAGTTTATCACCTATAATTGGCATATCAATCATTGGTGTTGTTTGTACAGCCTGACCTAAAGAAACTCCAGGTACGTTTGCCCTCACTACAAACCATTCGGTTGTAGGAAACAAGGGCAAAAATACCTTGAATTGACTTTGCTGTGAATAATCAAAGACAGTGGGTTGACGCATTAATGCGTCACCCTGTCCTGTTGTAGCCGTAGCTGTACCTGAGTATGGGTCAGTTTGTGCCATTAGGCTCCCCAACCACCACCTTGACCTAGTACTGATTCTATTTTATGATATTCAATAACTATAGTATAAGTAGCTGAAACATTTGTCATAAAAATATCCCCTGTAAAACCAACAGGTAAAGCTCCTGACGGTGTCCCAGGCGGTTGACTTCCAACTGCGGTCCTAGGCATAACAATAGCCGGCTGTCCTGGTTGATAACCATATGTGCCGCTAGTTCCTTCACAAATAAATGCTA